TAAGTTGCGACTTCTCTGCCTGTTAGTTTACTTCTGCCGTAAGGACCTAATGGATTGACCTTACCACTTTTATCTAAAACTTCTTTTGCTTCTTGAAATAAATTCATATTACCCTCTTACTTTGGCGGCTAAATCTTTATCTGCACCACCCCATGTTCCTTTTGACTTTGTTGCAAAGCTGTTCACTCTGGCATGTCCCCATTGGGTTGGGTTTGTGCCAGGTCTATGACCAGTTCTCCAAGCGGCTACGCCTCTTTTAAATACTTGTTTTAAAACACCAAAGGGCATGCCAGTCTTTTCTGCTTTCTTTTTAAGAGATGCATCTGCATCACTCTCATCTAAGTCTTCTGGATATTCTTCTGTTGCTTCTTTCAAATGAACTTCGAACTCTTCATTGTAGGGGAAACCTTTTAAAGGGTTGTCAAATACTTGTGAAAAAGCTTTTGCAGTATTAGACACTGCATTTTTGTTTTGTTTCTGTGCTTCTTTGATATAGGTATCTACTGCCTCGCCTGGAGTCTTTGATTGTAGATACTTTGTATATTCTGGTGTTCCTATTTCGTGTGGCATTATTTTCTCGCTGTAATTTTTTTAGCTTTATCTGACATTTCTTTGATTTTGTCTTTTAAGTCTTGAATTTTAAAGTTTAGTTCGTCACCCATCTCTTCTTGACGCTCTGCTTTCATCTCAGCGCCCTCGATACCGTTATTATCGTTAGGATTTCTCTCTCTAATTTTAGCTGCGTCCTCTCTGTATTTTGAAGCGGCGTTATCATGAACATCTCTTTGTTTTCTCATCTGTTCAAGTTTTCTCTTCTCTTTATCGATAGGTTTCATGGCAGCTTCTTTCTTTTTGTAAGCGTCTACTCTAGCGTCTTTAGCTGCATCTCTTTTAAAGTCTTGTCTGATGCCTAAACTCCCTAATGGGCCGGCTTCATCAAGACTACTGAACTTTTTTACAGAATCTAATACCTCAGAAACTAATTCAATACCGTATTCTTGAACAAGAGGAAGTAAAGACTCTTTCATGTCTTTTTTCATTTTCTCTTTATCAAGTTCTTTGATTTCTTTTTTCTTCTTCTCAGGTTCTAGTTCTTCAACTTCTTTTACAGTGTATTTTTTACCTGATACAACGAATTCTTTTTCGTTATTGTCTTTAGCAGCTGCTAATGCCTTAGTGAAAGCATTACCCTCGTCTTTCATTGCCTGACCGATAGCGGCTCTTCTTTTCTTTAGATACTCATCAGATGAATCTGTATCGCCGTCATTATCGATGTCTGCATCTGCCTTACCGACAGGATCAAGTTTTTTTCCTTCTAAAACTGATCTTACATCTCCAACGAGTGATTTAGATAGTTCTTGTATACTCATTATAGTTCCCCTTTTTCGAAATAGTCAAACAACTTTTGTTTTCCTGATTCGTTTAGTCTTAATGTTTTTGATAGTCTACCTAACATATTCCTTTCTGCTAGTTTTTCGACTGATTTTTCTACAGAACCTTTGTCAAGTTCTTTAATCTTGTTTTCTACTTCTCTTAAATCTTCTTGCAGTCTTTGTCTTTCTTCTTGAAGTGACTCCAATGTCTCTTCTGACGCCTCTGTCTCTGCAAACTCTTCTTTAAGCAGTTCCTCGATCTCATTTTCTACATCAGTTTCTTCTGAAACAACTGGTGTTTCTTCAACAACTGACTCGACTTTATCTGATTCTTTAACAAAAGAACGGACCTCTTGTAGTTTTTCTTTCCAAGTATTCTGTGCCATGATATAGTTATTTATATGTTCTCGATTCTTAAAACGAGAGCATTTTCTCCTTTAATTATTCTGTGATACACCATTTTTGATATCCAATAGTCGTGCCCCACAATCATTTCTTCTGGTAATGAGTCGTCCATCTGTAATTTCCAACCATTACCTCTTAAAACATGCACCTTTCTATTTGTTTTATCACGGTGCCAAACGAGTTCTTCTTCGTTTGTGTCATCAGAAAACTCTCTGATAACATATTTCATGTTTGTTCCGTGTTGATATTCAACACTATCTGTATAAGGTTTCATCTCTAGTATTTATTTACCAGAAAAAAGAGCCTCCGCCAGACAACCCTAACTGCTTTGCATATCGAGGTAGTCTGCAAGACCAATATCCTGGTGTTGTTTTATCGTTTGCAGTGTCACAGTTATGTCTTGCAACATAAGATGCTCTTGCACCTTTATCACTAAACTTAACACTCAAACCCGATGTATCGCCGAATGTGACTTTCTTTACTTTGTCACCGTCTTTGACATATACATAAAACTTTTTAGGACCACCTTTCTTAGGTTTGCCTATCGGTTTGTCTTCTTCTTCATGTATGGACATCATAGGACAATCTAAAGGCACTAGTTCGCCCTCATAGACCTCGTATTCACCTAAATCAGTCTCTAAGATCAGACCATCTATTTCTGTTAATCTGTATTTTTTCTCTGCAACGAGTTTTCTCGCCTCTTTTATGACTTCGAAATACATCATAGAACCTAGTCTGAAAGGATTGTCTAAGAGATTTGTCTTATTCTCTTGCATATCTTTTAGAGTTTCGTCTATTGCAATGTCTTTGAATGTTTTGATAATCATGATTTTCCTTTTATTGGTATACCAGACTTATTTGCTTTATCTATTGGTTTTCTTTTCTTCTGCATTTCTTTTTGTCTGATACCTTTAACAAGTCGTTTTGCAATCTTAGCAATCTTACCTGATTTCTTATCTAAGAATTTACTGAGTGCAATCTTTTGACCTAATCCTAGATCAGTCAACTTTGCACCTTTGAGTCTTTTCTTTGCAAGTTTGTTTCTTGCCTGTTTCATTGCTCTTTTCATAAGAGTCTTTCTATCTATCTTGATTTTTTTTCTCGCCCTCTTAGCACCCATTTTCATTTTGGCACGATTTTTTCTGGCAGCTTTTGCCCTTTTGAGACGAGTCATCATAGAGTCAACTCTTTCGTCTAACTCTGCATCTTGATTGAATTCTCTAAATGATTTCACTTTTTATCCTTCGCATCTAGATAAGCTGCTATCGCCATCTTTCTAATCTTTGCATCAGATTTACCCTTAAACTGAGGTTCATCTGACTTTCTGAAATCATCTATGTAATCACCTGCATCATCTTTGTTAGGGTTTAATTTCTCACTCATGCTTAGTGTAGATAATTGTTGAATCATAGTCATAAGTGTTGGTTGTGGTATGGTCATTAATATTTCTAATTGTTTTTTAGAAATGCCTTTAATCTTTTTTAATTGTTTTTTAATATCTGCTTCATCTAATCTGTTACCATCTTTATCATATTTACCAGATTTTTTCTTTGCGATTGCAATTGCAGCTTGTTGAGCTCGTGAAGAAGCTTCGTTTTTTGGCACACAATTTGGCACCATTTTATTACCTTTCTTTTTCAATCCGACTTGTTTATGTGTATCCCAACATGCCTCGTCTACTTGTTCAGACATTTTTAAAAACATTTTACCTTTTTCTTGTTTCTTATCAGATGCAGTCATGCCAACCATCTTTGCAAGTTGATTAATAAATTTCATACCTGTTTCAGCATTCGATTTATATCTTTTACCCATTTCAGATTTAAGTTTTTTAGAAATTACACCAAGAACTTGGTCAACACCTGTGACAAGTTTACCCTCATATAGATCATCACCGTCTGGTGTATAATCCATAACAATAGTAGAACCTGTTTCTATACAGTCAGATAATGCAAACTTAAAGTCTCTAGTCTTTTTGTTTAGATCATTTAATGTTTCGCTTTGTTCTGAACCTCTAACCTTAGATTTAGTTCTGATAATTAGATTTTGTAGTTTGTCTGCGTTCTTGTATTCTTTGACAAATCGATTTACTATTTTTGGTGGTAATGCATCTGCCTCTGTTGCATCAGGATTACTGAATGTGACTTCGTTTATTTCTATCTCTTCTTTAAAAACTCCACCAATTGTATTCAGAGCATCCATAAGTTTTTTGTTTTTCATTAATTCTTTTTTTAACTTATCGACTGCCTTCTGGTCTTTTGATTTAAGATATACAAACTGTTTTTGTCCTCGACCATCTACTTTAAAATTAACTTTATGTTTTTTTGCTAACTTTTCTATATATTTGGCGGCATTCTTTTTAGATTTTGTATCTTTTAAGAGACCTAAAGTTCCGTGAAATCCTACATTATCATTCCATGGTTCATTATATGGCAGGAAAACCTCTTTGACCATCTCGCCATACATTTGTTTGAACTTGTTAGTGTGTTTAGATGGTTTTGTTTTCTTCATCTTACCATCTTTATCTTTATCACCTGGTGCAGGTTTGTAAGCGGCTGGATTATCATCAGACATACTTGCACCTCTCTTGAAGTGTGCATCTCTGGCATCTTTCTTGTCTTTCTTTACGCCTGAGTAGTATTTTTTAGGTTGAGTTCCTTTTTTATCATCGACATCTTGATCTTGTGCGACTCTGCGTATTTTTTCTCTTAATAAATTTAATCTGTCCATATTACTATTTATTCTTTTTTAAATTTAATTGTGCCTCTTTCCATGCAGTTGCGGTCTTATTACCAGGAAACGATGAAACCCATGTCATCATCTTACCATATAATCTATTTGTTTTCAACTGTAATGCCTCGAATGTGTCATCATTTGTTATTGTCATGAAATCTCTACCAAACAATGTTACCATAGTTTTCATATTCTTCTGCACTTTTTCCCATTCTTGTTGAACAATTGCAGGTGCAAGTTTTCTAGGTCTTGCCTCGTTTCTCTGTTGTGCGAACTCTAAACTTGTATTTACAAAGATCATTTTAGATTCATAACCTAATGCATCTAAGTTTTTCTTATACTTTTTGATTTTAGCTGTGTTTGCTGATGTTGTATCGAAGATGACACCTAATCGACCTGCAAGATAACCATCTAACTGAGCTGCTGTCAAACCTTTTGCCTTTGCTCTGATAGGTTCTTTGACTGGTTCAGGCGTCTTTCTCAAATCTAAACTAAGACCTGCCTTTTTCAAACCTATTTCAAATGCTCTATCTGAGTTTACCTTTTTAAGACCTAGTGTTGATAATGATAGACCATCGACAACTGTAGATTTACCAGAACCAGGACCACCCATGAGAAATACTGCCTTGAATATACCTGGGTCATATACACCCTCTGTAATCAAGTCTTCCATCATATATTCAGGTAATGTTCCTTCTGCGATGCCCATACCTTTACGAACATCTTTATATAATTGTTGTGCCTCTCTGGCATTTTTTGATGGCACACCTTGTTTAAATGAATCAAAGTCACCTTTGTCAGCAAATGCCCTCATCTTACTTGCACTCATGCCTGAAACATCGTCTGCATCTGCATCTCTTTCACCTGCACTGACTATCTGTATAGTATCAAATTTATAGAAACCATGTCGACCTTTTACTGAGTTATACTTGTTTAGTAATGTATCAAACTCTTTGATTCTATCTGAACCTACGACCATGTATATGTCTCTGTATCCTTGATTATATAATGCAACTGCAATATCAAATACAGTTCTCGCACTTATATCTGGCACACCTATCTTTCTACCAAAAAACTTTCTGAGATATTTTACTTTGACTTTGTGTGGTAAAGGATTCTTTTTCTTGTCGTTAGAATGTGAAGAAAATATTATAGGGTCACCACCTGCTGTTCTTGCAACTTTAGATAGTCTGTCTGCTAGTTTTGCATGACCTGTTGTAGGAGGATTAAAACGACCAAAAGAAAAGACTGCTGGTCTATCTTTTGCTTCGGCTAAAAATCTTGTAAATGTTTTCATTTATTCTTTTCCTCGTTTCTAACATTTCCTATCGCATCTGTATATGTAAGTGTCAATGGTAATAATTCTTTGATAGGCAAATCTATCTTCAAACAATTAACTTTAATCTTTGGGTCAATTAAAACAGTTGTCAAGAATCTATGATGGCCATCTATAATTCTGTTATCTTTTGAAACTACAAAGTTATTAAACTTTGATGTCAAAAAGTTTTTAGAAGATTCTACACCACTTTTAGATACCTTTTTGATAGATTTATCAAAGTATATTTGTGCCTGTATTGGTTTTAAATTACCAACTGCAATTCTCTCATTTGATACTTTTACTATATCGTCTTTTGCATCGCCATCATTTTTTTTAAGACCACTACTAACCCATACTTTACCTGTATCTTTAGTCAATCCATCTGGATATGGGTCGTCAGGAAGATCATTCTTTGCAAAAGGTTTGTTTATGTCTATAGTGCCTTTTGATAATCTTTTTTGTAATAATTTTACATCGTTGTTAGAAATTACAGGCATATCTTTTCTTTTTGCGAATCCTAATTTTGCCTGTCTCTGTGCGAGTGTGTAATTCTTATCAAAATTAGGAAGTTCTTTGTCTAATTCTAAATTATTTGCACTGAATTTTTTTTCTGCAAAACTTCTTGCAATGTTTAGAGATGTAGATAATACTTCTAACTTACCAGCAGCTGCACCACCTGCCTCTGCAAGTATGGTTGTCAATTCGTCTGTTAAGTATTCTAGAAAACTATGCATTACTTGTCCCAATTTTTAGCAACTGTAAAGTTATTTAGTGAGAACTCCATACGATCTACCAACTTCACTGCCTTACCCTCTTTATCAATCGCAACATATCCTTCTGGATTTACAGTCTTTAATCCTGTGTCTGTTCTTACAAATGTGCCAACTGATTTTGCCTTGTTTAAACCTTTTATCACTACATCTTTTGCAATTACTAATTCAGTTTGAAATATGGTCAATGCATCTATAAAAACTCTCATCGAAAGTAATTCACTTCTTAGTTGTTTGCCCATTTGTCTTTTTTGTTCTTTTGTTTTTTCTAACTTGACTTTACCAACTACACTTTTCTTCCAATAGTCATCAAAATGTTTTAGATATGCCTTGTAAGATAAATCAAATTTACCTTTACGAATCTGTGCATTGACATATGTTTTGTATGTGGCGCCTGCACCTTTTGTTGCAATAGTTTCTTGCACTTTTTGAAACTTAATCAGTGTTGCTCGTTTAATTTTTTGAAATGCTTTACCTGTATTTGTCAATGACTTTGTTAATGTAAGAGTTTCTTTTGCAGTCAATGTAGAATTACCTGATACATCTTTGTATGATGCATCATCTAACCAGATATCGTTGGAGGCTCCAAGTGTTGAAATATCTACGCCAAAACTGGCACTTAAATCTTCAATGGTGCCACCAGAATATGATGTATGAAATACTATTCCGTATTTTGCGTTGTCAATTGTTTGACCTAATTTACTGTCTTTTTGTATTGCATAGAGTATTGTGTTAGGTTGAAATGTGATATAGTCTACATCGTCTATTGTTTGTTCTTTCTTATCACTATCTGTAAACATTAGATCACCTTGAAATATATTATCACCCCATGATAATTTTGATAGATACTTGTATGATTCTAAGAACTTAGTTTCTAGATCACCAGATAACTCTGATGCGTTTTTGATTTCTGATTCTGATGTGTAGAAAAGTGGTTCTGTTTTATTGAATAGTGATTTCTTTGCGACAAAGAATCTGCCGTCTTCTGGATGTTTTCCTGCCCATATTGCTGGCGCACCATCCCATTTTACAGTCATGTTGACTTTTGACTTAGAGTTGCCTTTCATCATATCTCTAAGTGATCTTACAAAGTTGATAGCTGCACGACCACCATCAATACCATTATTGATGATTTCGTCTTCTAGATGTTCTAAATGTAAGTTTTTGACTGCCATAACATTGTATTAATCTTCGCCACCGTCAATCAAAGCTTGGTAATGATCTATTTTAGTTTGGAATTCTGCAATGATAGAGTCGTAATGTGGTGATAAAGCATACAATTCATCGTCAGTTTTAGATTCGCAAAACTGCCACAATTCATACAATATCGCATCATTATCATTTGCAGTGCCATCTGATGTAGGATTATCGGTTCTCCAATTATCCATGAAACCCCTCAATCCTCTACTGGTAGTTGTAGTATAACCGTTTGCAGTTAGTTCTTCATCGAGTAGAATGTCATCTTTGACTGCTAATAAGGCATTTTTCAACTGTTGAAAATAATCTTTAAAACCTAGATTTTCGTTTTTACAATCTGTATTTACACCCATAATATCCCCCTGTGATACTACTATTTAGTTTTTTGAGAGCGGGCGTGAGTGTAGTTTTTCGTTTATTTGGTCTATTTTAAGTAAAACGACTTCTGCTTTGCGGTTGTCACCGCTTTGTTTGAATGAACGAAGTTCTCTCTTCAATTTGACTTTTTGAGATATTAGATTAATTACTTCGTTAGATTTCAAGTTTTTCATGATATAATTCTATTTATCCCATTATATAACAAAAAAACCACCTTGAAAAGGTGGTTTTTAAGAGTAGTTTTGGTTTTAATATGTCGTCAGATTCTACTAAACAATCGACATGCACAATTATTGTTCTGAAGTTTTGAATGGGTCTATCAGAACTCGGCGCTCCGCCGAAACACTTAGACCAACCTTTCGGTCGACAAGAACTACATCCATCCAAAGCCTAATCAACTGTGTTCAGTTCTTGTCTAACTGTTTAAAGTAGGGGAGGGGGCTCCTTCTCCTCACCATTCTTGCGCTACCCAGACTGCTTTAAACAATGTCTTGTCAAGGAAAGTTTCTCTAATTTTTAAAAGGTCGCACTTTCAAGCCCTTTGATGTTTAAGTGTTATCTCACTATGGATAGTATACGAAAAAAGCGATGTCATTGTCAACCTTTTGGCGAAAAAAACTATACTTTTTTTTCTTTAGATTTCATCCACTCTTCAACTATTGCGAATGATTCTTGTTTATCTAAATCAAACATATCTCTTAACACTCTAGGTGCCTCAAACATATTTATTTGACCATCTTCTTGTATGTCATCCAGGATATCAAAGTAATTCATGTAATCGTGCCATAACTGTTTCATCAAAAATCTCCGTCTGCAACTTGAACTACTACAAAACCCTCATCTCTCCACATATCAACAACACATTGTCTATCATCGAAGATAAGATCGATTTTGCCACCCATATCTAAAAACTTGTTTGCAAGTTCTCTTTTGAACTCAACATCACTTCTGTAATCACCATCTGGTCTTAAAAATACTCCTTTATGACCATCACCAATCCAGTCTGAGATTTGTTTCTCGGTGATCTCCCTTTGTGATTCGTTTCTTGCACTAAAGAATGCAACATCATCACCACTTGCAATGAATCTTTTTGCGATATCACATACCCATTGAATAGGTGTATCGTTTACTGTCTCTTCTCTAAATCTGTCCCAATCTTTTGCTTGTGAACCATCAACAAAACATCTACGATGTTCACAATCGGCAATAGTGCCGTCTATATCGAAGATAATTTTTTGATTAATAATTCTTTCTTTTCTCATTAGTGGAAATCCTTCCATTCACCATCTATAGAAATTTTTTCTATAGACATTTTACCGATAGGGTTCATAAAACCATATTCTGGTAATTTAGAACACATTAAGTCCCATTTAGCACCCTCATCTTGACTTTTATCTAAAGCCAATTCTACTAAGTCTGCTGGTATAGGTATCTCTATGATAGCACCGTCATTGACAACGCCATTGTAGATTGGGAAACCTTTTATACTTACTTTTTTCATACTTAGATCATACTAAAAAGTGAGACCTATTGTCAAGCTCTGGTCAAATATATTTGGCGTTTCCTCTGAGTGCAAAGTATAAACCACCAACATATAAACTGACATGTAGATAGTCTTTGTAGATTACATCCCATAAACTAGCAGGACTCAGAATCCATATAACACCAGTTGCAATACAAGTCATAGTGATACCACTAAATCTCGTTGTAAGATCACCTAACTCTTCTACAAACCATTTGAATGCAGGTTGATTTCTGCCGATTCTTGCAAGAAAGAAATGTCTAGCATGCCATGGTATCAAACCCAAAAGACCACCTGCAATCAAACCGATAGCGGCGCCTATCTCTCCCCATGTGACAAACCACCATACGATATATGGTAATCCCCATGCCTCTGCTGTTGCACCTGTGACAGGAAGTTTACTAAGTCCTTGTTGCAAGAACATTGCTGATAAAGGTATTCTTAAAAAGAATGTGGCTATTGGTGC